TATTTTGGAGGCTTTTGGTTCCAGATGTTATGGAGAATAGGGAGTGTGGTTCAGTTGTTAACCTGGATATCGACCTTGATTGGAATTTTTATTTCCCGATATTGGTCAACCATTCCCCGGTGGCTGTTGTGCTTGAGCAAAGAGGCAAAGACAGTCTAACAGTGTGCCCCATAACTGGAGCCAAAAAGTATTCGCCGATCGGTGCCGGGATGTTTAGTTACCGAATTTCGGATGTCGATTTTTGCATGAGTGAAGCCATTGCTCGTTTTTGGAATTATTGCAACGTGCGTCTCGCAGTCACTGAAAGCCAGACTGAGTTTAATAAGCCTCTTAACAGACACAACAACGGGTTTGGAAATACGTGGAACTATTACGGGAACGACGAGCGTTTTTTGGCTAAGGTTTTTTACTACCGTCTTAAGCGCAAGGGAGCGTTAAATTTTTTAATGAGACAAGAGGACATGTCTGACCCTCTCGACGCAGAGATCGCAGACATGCAGTTTACAATGGAGCATGGAGGGAAAGTGATTGGGATCTAATGCCGGCGCACGACAAACCAAAAAAGATCACTCAGAAACAGAAAGATGCATACGACCCATCGGTCGTCCATCTTGATAGGTTTGCTGAGGAGATATTCGGATTAAAGCTCTACAAGTGGCAGAGGGATGTTCTTGGCGATCTGGATAAGCCGGGCTCCAGGGTGGCGGTCAAAGCAGCCAATGGTAGCGGCAAAACGGCCATGTGCGCTGCACCAGCTGCATTGTGGCATGCTCTTATGTTCCCCGACTCCGTTTGTGTAACTACATCGGGGGTGTATCGTCAGGTCAAAGAGCAAATGTGGCCGACGATCAGAAGTCTGTCGCGCAAGGTAGAGGGGTTCGGCATCGAGATCAATCAGACCGATCTTCGCATACCCCAGCTCAACTCTAGGGTCATTGGTTTCTCCACTGATGATCCTGGTCGTTTTGAGGGTTTCCACGCCGAAAACCTGCTGGTCATTATCGATGAATCAAAGTCGGTAAAAGACAACATCTTTGAGGCTGTTGAAAGATGCCAACCCAATAGGATGTTGGTCATGAGTTCACCAGGAGGGAACTCTGGTGAATTCTACAAGATTTTCACTCGCCACTCGGATATTTACAAGACTCACACGGTTACCTCGTTTGATTGCCCTCATATCGAGAAAGCCTGGATCGATCAGCAGATCAAGCGATGGGGTGAGGATCATCCGCTGGTGAGGTCCATGATCTTTGGTGAGTTCATGGCAACCAGCGATGAATCCCTCCTGGTAACCTATGACGCGTACCAACGGTGCATGACCTCCCCACCCAAGCATGTGCAGACAACCCCGGTAGCCGGCGTGGACTTTGCGGCTGGTAGTGATGAAAACGTTTTGGCGGTTCGCGAGGGTAACAAGATCACTAAGATTGTTTCCTGGGTCGATAAAGACACGATGGCCTCGGTCGGAAAGTTCATCATGGAGTTCCGCAAGGCTAACCTAAAGCCAGAGGACATTTATTGTGACGAGGGTGGCC